CGTGCTGACCACCAATACCACCTTCAGCATAAGGGTTAGCAACAATACCATAACGGGTCTTGAAGCCGATGTTAGGCTGGAATGTTTCAGCAGAAACACTACGAACCATCTGAAGGGGAATATAAGGACAGTAGAAGAGACCAGCGTCATATGCGTTGGTACCCTTGTAACCAGCTAGGTAGTAGTGAGTATCACTCATATTAGCTGAGAAGGGGTCGATATAAACCTTGAGCTTACCATTGATGGTACCAGCGAATAGGTTGCCGGTGTCATCAACGTTGAGGTTAGCGTTGAGTGCTGGGGTGTAGTCAAGTACACCAGCCATGGTTAGAGCGGAAGCAACGTCTGCAGAACAGATGATGAAGTTTCCTTTGCCACGACGAGTGAGTTGAGCAATTGCGTTACAATCTCTCTCAATCTGGAATAGAAGTCCTTTGAACTTCTCAACTGACCAACGACCATTGGAGTCTAGGTCAAGGTCAAATGTACCAGCCTGGTTTACATTGTTAAGTGCACCGGGAAGAGCTGTACGATATACGGTACGGATGACTTCACGGTTGATCTCTGAAAGAATCTCAGAAGATAGGATGTTGGCGAGTTCAGCTTCAGCGTCTAGACCATGAACAGCACGAAGATCTTGTGCAAGTTCCATGGAGTACTGAGCCTTGAGGGCACGACCTCTAGCCTCTACAACGACCTTCTCGATTGAGAAGCCCATCTGACGGAAACGGAAGTCATCACCAGCGGGATCGTACTGACCAGCACGTTCTAGTTGGTGTGTCTGCATACCACGTAGATCACCAAGCATGGGATCGTAGCCAGGAGGAGTACTAGTACCTGTACCAGGTCCACCTACGTTTCCAGCTGTGGGATCAGAGTCAGTACTAGGAACAGTAGTTGCTGTTGCTAGTAGATCACCTGGGTTATAACCCATCTTGGTAGTATCACCACCAGGAACGTTATCATATGGAGTACCAGGTGCCGCGGCACCAGTTGTTGGGAGACCTAGATTGTTCGAGAAAGTAGGATCACTTTCGTCAAATAGTGCCTCGTTTGGTCCCATTTGACCATCATACATCGAACGCATTGCGAAGATGAGTCCAGTAGGTCCGCCCATAGGCTGAACACCACAGACATCATATGCAATGAGGTTAGGCATTGAACGTCTAATCAATGAGATTAGAACGGGGTCAAAACCAGCAACAGGGCCAGCGTTGTTTGAATAGTTGGAGAAACCAGGAGCCAAGTCACCAGTAGTACCACCTGCAGGCAATGTATCGCCAGTGTCATATCCCTGACTAGCTGGGTTGGTGTTGACAGTAGGAGGACCACCTACGATAGAAGTATTGGTATAACCAGCTTCTGAAAGAAGACCCTGGGAGTTACCCATGGCAGACTGTTCACGAAGGAACTTCTCTTGGTTCTCTAGTAGTTGTGCTGTGACAGCCTTTCTATAAGGATCTTTAATCTCTGGGAGATCTTGATGACTTAGAATAGGCTCCCACTTTTCTTGTAAATGACGTGTAGACATTTGTTCTTATTCCTTTAAAAGTGTGAGGTTTGTTTTAATCAGGATACAGTTCTGGAAAGAACTCTGGCGTATGCTGCCATAGAAGGACTCATTCCATCATAAACTGTAGGTTGTGCAGGCTCAGCAGATTCTTCTAGGTATTCTGCCTTAGCTGATTGAGCTTCGGAAGTAAAAGATTCTTTAAGAACTGCTAGCTTTTGACGATAATTTTCTTCACTTTCAAACTCAACTGATTCAGAAAGAGCTGCTAGTTTTTCTTTTGCAGCCTGGGAAAGATCCCAAGATACATCAGCTAGTACAGATTCTTTGTGAAAACCAGACATCTGACTAGACAGAGCTACATTAGACTCGATCTGTTCATTAAGTTTGTTTTCCATGTCATCAAGTTTATTGACCATTGATTCAAAAATATCATACTTCTCGTCTGGAAGTGTGACATAATGGTCTTCAAATAATGAACGAAGACCTTGCATGAAGGACTCCGAAAGCTCGTTACGGATACCGTTTTCTACTACAAGCTTGTTTTCTTCTAGCCATTGCTGACTAGTATAGTTGAGGAAACCCTCAACTTTCTCTGCAATATCCTGAATCTCTGATTCAAAACGTGCTGAGAATTCTTCCTCTAGACGGGAGACTTCCATCTGGAGCTTTTGGTTAAGTGCACTTTCGAAGATGATTTTAGCTTTTGACTTAAAATCATCTGTTGCGTTCTGTGCGTCGGCAAGCTCGCCGAGACTTTGAGAAGCTTTCTCGTCAACTTCGAGATGCTCTTTGGTGGTCTTGGTTCCATAGGCTACAGAAGCTTCTACACTATCTGCACCACCACTGGAGTCTGAACGACCCTTTGAACCATCATGTTTGGCGTTGCCAGGAATGACACTATCAGGAACAATAGGATTAATAATACCTTCTGGAGCAGAAGCTTTATCATTAACAGCTGTCTTAGACGGCTTAGTTCCTGTTACATTAAGTTTAGATGAGTTATCATCTGCCTTATAGTTTTTATTGGTAGGACCACCAATTTTAGTTTCTGATTGACCAGGAACTACTGAAGTAGGAACTGAATCCATTCCTTCAGCCGAAGATGCTTTAGATGTTACTTGATTTGCCATTTTTCGGAATACTAATTTTTCAGTTATTTATCAAGGGTATTTATACTAAAAGTATTTTATGAGAAGTAATTTACGGAAAACTAACTCATCAATAAATTATGAAACTCATTGATGATAGTTTCATCGAGTTCATGAATAGATGAATTGTTAATTCTTCTTCTTGCTGCTTCT